CCCTGCGCTGCTCCGCTCGCAAAGCATGTCTTCCCTGATGGATCCGTCGCTTTGGAATGGGACATCACAACAGGCAAGCTCCCTGGCGAGTTTGGTCAGTGTGACTGCTTTTACGTTGAACCGCCTTGGCGAGCTGGCATGAAAGTCTTCAATCAGAGAGCAAAAAGTCCTGATTACATCTTGAAAGACGTTATTGAAGGCATCGCTGAAGTTGTCGCTTTTGAGCAGCGCCCAATCGTCCTGATCTGCGGCAAACAAGACAGCAAGACCTACCTGCGTCTTTGCCCTGAGCCCCAGCAAATAATCCAAACCCAAATCGCATTTCACAAGTGCGATGCACTGGCCTTCCTGTGGAACATCCCGTATGGGCTGGATCTGAACCCGGAGTCAAATGAGACGCTCTGCAAATCCCTGGCCGAAACCTATGACTGTGTTGGAGACTTTGTTTGTGGCTATGGCCGAACAGCAAAAATCTTCCGAGACTATGGCAACAGGTTTGTCATGAGTGACTACAACGCAAAGTGCATCGGCCACATGGCCGCACATTTTTAGAAAACTGCACTGGATCGAATCGGTTAACCTCGGGCTATAAGGTCGCTGCCATGGCTGGCAAGAAATCCACTAATGCCGAAAAAGAATGGAGGATCGCTCGCGTAGCAGCCTTAAAGGCTCGCAACGTTCCGACCTCTGAAGCCGTCGCGTACATGACACGCGAGTGGGGGGTAAGCACCCGCCAAGCGATGCGTTATATCAGCTGGGCTAATGAAGTCATTACTAAGGACTGGGACATCGATCGGCGTCAGCTCACCGCAGAACTGCTGGCGCAACTTACGTCACTGGCTCAGGAGACACGAAAATCCAGCCAGCCTTCAGTAACCCTGGGCTGCATTAACTCCATCGCCCGGATCGCACGCATCCTTGACTGATGAGCATCCTTGCTGCAATCCCAGGTGGGTCATGCCTTTCAGTCGTCGATCGGAATCCAGCAGCTGACATCGAAGGCAGCGAAGAGTACGTCAGCTCATTAGTCGAAAAGCTCACCGGGCCACAACGGCAGGTATGGGATACAGACAAGCGTTTTAAGCTGCTGTGCTCTGGTCGTCGCTTTGGAAAGACCTATCTCTGCATCACGCGGCTTATCTGCTGGGCAATGGAGAAGCCCGGAAGCCTCTGCTGGTATGTAACAGCGAACTACCGCATGGCAAAGCAGATCGCCTGGCGACAGCTCAAAGCTATGGCTCCGGATGAGCTGGTGGTTAAACGCAACGAATCAGACCTGTCTGTGGAGTTTGTGAACGGCAGCTTGATTGCACTCCGGGGCGCTGATAACGAGGACAGCCTTCGTGGCGTGAGCCTGTCTGCCCTTGTCATCGATGAGGCTGCTTACGTGAAGCAGACGGCGTGGGAGATGGTGTTGCGGCCTGCCTTGTCCGATCAGGGTGGCCCAGCATGGTTCATCACAACCCCTGCAGGTCTGAACTGGTTTCACGATCTATGGGAACAGGCGCAGGAGCAAAACGACTGGGACACCTTTTCGTTTACGACGATCCAGGGTGGCAACGTCTCAGCGGAAGAGATCGAGGCAGCCAGAAACACGCTGGATCACCGGACTTTTCAGCAGGAGTACCTTGCCAGCTTTGAGACGCTGGCTGGCCGCGTCTATCCGGGATTCGATGACGACAACATCCGGGAAGATGTGCGAGATATGGGCGGCCCGATCTATTGGGGATCTGACTTTAACGTCAGCGTTATGGCAGGTGTTTTAGGCAGCAGGGTTGGGGACAGCCTGCACATCTGGGATGAGCTTGCTGTGATGCAGTCAAACACCGATGAGGTTTGCGCTCTGCTGAAGGAGCGATTTCCTGATCGTCAGATCCTGGCGTATCCGGACCCGACTGGTTCAGCCCGCAAGACATCATCAGCAGGCAGAACAGACCATGACATCATTCGGCGTGCAGGGTTTAGCTGCATCAGCCCAAAATCAGCATGGGCGGTGAAGGACAAAATCAACGCGACTAACTGGATGATCCGCACTGTGAATGGCGACATGAAGCTGTTTGTTCATCCGCGCTGCAAACACACGATTAAGGCCCTGAGAAACGTGACTTACAAGCAAGGGGCTGAGGAGTATGTGATCGATAAGAGCGGCAACATCGAACACTGGACAGATGGTTTGGGGTATCTAATCCTGGGCGCGTTTAATCCACTGCATGAACGAGCTGGACGGGGCACGGGGATCCGTCTTTACTAAAGTGTTCCCATCGGGCGGGATTCTGCTGTGTATTCAGGTTTTTCTGGCGGGCGTCAGCGAGTCGGTAACGTCACGCAGGTAAACGATCCGAATACCGCTTGGGTAAACATGGAACCCCACTGGGGGCTGATTGAGACACTCCTGGGTGGCACCTACAAGATCAGAAAAGGACACCGCAAATATCTGCCGCAAGAGCCCAGAGAATTAGATGAGGCTTATGACAACAGGCTGCAGCGTTCTGTGCTCAGCCCGTATTACGTAAGGTTAGAGCGGATGCTGGCGGGGATGCTGACCCGAAAGCCAGTGCGGCTTGATGATGTACCTGATGAAATCAGAGAGCAGCTGTTTAATGTTGATCTGCAGGGGAACGATCTTCAGACCTGGCTTTTTGCGACAGCGAGGATCTGCATCCGTTACGGGCACGTTGGTGTCCTTGTCGATGCACCAAAAGCAGGCGAAAACGGCCGTCCATATTGGGCAACCTATGACCCGCGAAGCATCTTGGGATGGAGAACTGAGCTGACTGGCGGTGAACAGAAACTGATTCAGCTGCGGCTGATGGAGAAGGTCCTGGTGCCTGATGGCTTGTACGGGGAGAAGCAGATAGAGCAAGTGCGTGTTTTGACTCCTGGTGCTTATGAGATCCATCAGAAGGATCAGAAGGGTGATTTCAGGGTTGTCGATGAAGGCCGCACCAGCCTGAATGAGATCCCGTTCAGCGTTGCCTATTCCAACCGAATGGGTGTTCTGGAGTCGATTCCACCGCTGGGTGACATTGCTGAGCTGAACCTGCAGCACTATCAGGTGCAGTCCGATTTAGGGAACCAGCTGCACATCAGTGCTGTTCCGATGCTGGCGATCTTTGGCTTCCCTCAGTCGGCGGAAGAGATCAGCGCGGGTCCGGGTGAAGCGATGGCCTTGCCTGAAGGATCGTCTGCCCAGTACATCGAACCGGCTGGCAACAGTTATGACGCGCAGTTCCGTCGCCTTGAGCAGATTGCAGGGCAGATAAATGAGCTGGGCCTTGCCGCAGTGCTAGGGGCAAAGCTGGTAGGTGAGACGGCAGAAGCCAAGCGGATCGACCGAAGTCAAGGCGACAGCACAATGATGGTTGTCGCTCAGCAGATGCAGGATCTGATCGATAACTGCCTGCGCTTCCATGCTGCGTTCCTCGGGCAGTCGAACCCAGGCAGCAGTCTTGTGAACCGGGACTTCATGGGAATGCGTCTGGAGCCGCAGGAGATTCAGGCGCTGCTTCAGCTCTATACCGCCGGGACGATCACCCAAGAAACATTACTTCTGCAGCTTGAGGCGGGTGAGGTCTTAGGCGATGATTTCGACGTAGAGGAAGAGGTGGATGCCACCCAAAACGGCGGGATGACTGAAAGGGAGTCTTCTCCGCCTGTAGAGGTCACAATGCCAGAAGAAGCCGATGAGTCTGATGAGCTGGCTGAGTAAGGTCCGGAAGCCGGAACCACCTCGTAAGCAGATCGTCTACTTCGCTCAGGAGGATCTGCAAAACGAGTATTACGCCGTCATCCGAATCACTTGGTTTTTCGACGGTGAGATCTGTGATGTTTTTGAGTCCAGCATCTCTAGGTATGACAAAGAGGCAGTGGCGGAAATCCCCAGCATCATTCGGGATGCTCTGACGCACGGGGCTGATGTCTCGGTGGTGTGTGTTGAATCCGCTGACGCAGTGGGGTTAAAACCGAAATGAGCGAGTTCAGGGAGCTGTATCGCAATGCCATCGACCTCAATCGTTTCAGCAACGGTTTAGCGAGGCGTCTAATCCGTGCATATAACGACGCTGTGCTGGATGCTGTTGATCAGCTTCGTGGGATTGATGAGCTTGCATCGCCTGTCAAAGCTGCACGGCTTCGGGCCAT